GGTTAGCATTACTCAGTGGGCACCTGTTGGCTGGAACTTTCAGGAGCCGCAGCAGTGGCAGGGCTACATCGGTGGTCCCGAGATCCCCGTGGACAATCTTGTTGCTTTCGTCTTCCAGCAGGAAGCAATGTCTTGGACCGGTCGCAGCATGATGCGCGACTGCTACAAGGACTGGATTATCAAAGATCGTGATCTGCGCGTGGAGGCTATCAATCACGAGCGTGCCGGCGGTGTTCCTTATGCGGAGGGTGCGCAGGGGATGACGGACGATGAGCTTGCTAGCCTGAATATGCTGATGTCTCAGTTCCGGTTGGGAGAGAACTCGGGGCTGGCTGTGCCGTTCGGCACCAAAGTAAACATCGCGCGGGGAACAGGCAGTGACGTAGACAAGACCATCAAGCGCCTGGATGAGTCCATGGCGCGACGGTTTTTGTTACAGCTGGTCAACTTGGCGCAAGGCGGACAGCATGTAGGCTCGTATGCGCTGAGTGAGACATTTGAGGACTTCTTCCTTGTTGGTCAGCGTCACATCGCGCAGTGGTACTGCGACACGATGATCGAGCACGTGATCGAAGACATCGTGGACTGGAACTACGGCGAGGATGAGGAGCTTGCGCCGCGCATCACGTGGGAGCGCACTAGTGAGGACAGTTTGGGCACTGAACAATTGTCGCAGCTGGTGCATGACGGCGTGATCACGATGGATCAGGAGACAGAGAACTGGGTGCGGTACAGGGCGCGCATGCCCAAGAAGACGGAGCCGCGTCCCGAGGTCACACTTGGTGGTCCTCTCCAGCCGAGAGAGAACAGGGCAACAGCCGGTGAGGTTGCCGGCGAAGCGCCAGGAGCGGGAGCGGGCAATAAGCCTATCCCGAATCCGGCCATGACCAGTCTTCCTAGCGGCGGAGCAGCACCCACAAAGACCACCGCAAGTGCGGGGTCAGGGGAACGGATGCTCCCTCCCTCTTCTGACCCCGCTCCCGCTCATCACCGGTGGTGGAGGAGGGGTAGATGAAGGGTCCATTCATGGTGACCGTTCCGAATGTCCCTATCATGCATGCTGGGATTGAATACAACCTAGCGAATGGTCCCACGACATTCACGCCGGAGGATTTGCGCGATGCGGTCATGGCTGCGAACGAAGATCCTAGCATTCCTAGCCCGCGTCTCAAGATCGGACACGTAGATCCACGATTCAACGATCCGAAGAAGTTTGATGCTACGCCGGCATTCGGGCGTGCAATCAATCTTCGGTTGTCGGAGAACGGCACGTCCGTTTATGCCGACTTTGCCGGAGTCCCCAAATGGTTAGCCGACATCCTTCCATACGCTTATCCCTCGCGTTCGGTCGAGGGCTTCTGGGGGATCCCAAGCCAGATGGGGCGCAAGTGGCGCTTCGTGCTGTCCGCCTGCTCTCTGTTGGGTGTGCAGTGGCCCGGCGTCACAGTCCTCGAGGATTTACCGATGTACTACACAGAGGAGATCCCCGAGGGTGTCATCATCGACGACACGATCGTCGAGGCTGTCCAGGCGGCAGCTGCGAGCCAAGGAGGTGATATGAGGTTCCGGAGGCAGACTACCGCCTCGGCAAACCTCGACGACGTGCGTCGTGCATTCTACAACGAGTTCCTGCCTGATCACCCACTGGCCAACTGGTGGTGGATTCAGGCTGTGCTCACAGGGCCCAACGAACTCGTTGTCGAGGATGACGAGTCGGGACAGCTGTACAAGCTGTCGTATGAGAGCGATGTGGATGGGACCGTGCAGTTCGGCGAGCCCACAGCAGTTCGCATCGACTACATCCCGGACGACCGGGAAGCGCAAAAGGCTGCGGCGCCAATGCTCGCAGCAACGCTGGCGATCGGACGCGAAGTCCTGGCCAGCTGGTCCGATCGGGCGGCAAGCCTGCCCCCGACAACCGCATCAGGAGGTGCGATGGATCCTCAAGAGATCCGCCGTGTCCTGGGCCTATCGGACACTGCGTCCGACGATGAGGTCCGGGAAGCCCTCCGTGCGTTGAACGCGGCAGCTGGCTTGCCGGTTGCCGAGACCACGGAGGAGCCGGAGCCTGCTCCAGAACCAGAACCGGAGCCTGCTCCAGCGCCAGAGCCGGAAGAGCAAACGACGCCAGTTGCTGTTGCTGCGTCTATTGCGCTTCCGTCTGGCACCGTTCTGATCGACGAAGCAACGCTGACCGAGCTCCGTAACAACGGTCGTGCGGCTGCCGAGGTCGTTCGGGAGCGCAGGCAGGAGCGGCACGAGGGATTAGTCAACGCCGCCATGGGCGATGGCCGCATTCCTCCCGCGCGTCGCGAGCACTGGCTCCAGGCACTGGCCGCTGACGAGGAGGGTGCAGGTCAGGTCCTCGCAAGTCTCGCGCCAGGACTCATCCCGGTTGGAGAGCGTGGTCATGGCCAAGCTCCTGACGAAGCCGATCACGCCCAGGCGGACGTAGAGACCGTGCAGGCGTGGACCCATCAGTTGTTCCCCGAGACGCGCGTCGCTGCCTCAATGGGCGACATCCCGCAGTCGAGGCGGATTCAGACTGACGGAACGTACCGGAGGGTGTTCTCATGAACAACGAGTGCATCCCGCTGCGGGAGGCAGCGTACACGCGCAAGATCACGGTTCACACGACTGGCGCTGTTGTCGGCAAGAAGTTCGTCGCCGCCATCGCAAGCCGTCAGTCCGGCGGTCTGTCCGGCTTGGCCACGGATCCTCTCCCGGCCAACGATGGCTCAGACTACGTCACCGCTGGCGCTCCGGCAGCTGCCGCAGCGGTCGGTGGTGTGGCGGCTTGGGACGCAGCCGCCAATGCGAAGGTACCGATCATCAGCGGTGCGGGCACGATCTTGCCTGTCACGGCTGGTGCGGCGATCACTGCTGGACAGGAAGTGCAGGTCGATGCGACTGGCGCTGTTGTTCCGTATTCAGCGGGCATCAAGGTGGGACGTGCATACACGGCCGCAGGTGCCGGTGGTGTGGACGTCGAAGTCGAGCTCTACTCAATGTAGGAGGGAGGGATGAACACGACACTGACCAGAGACCACGGCGATCGCGTCCGCGTCGAACTGCCGACGCTGGAAGAGCTTGTTGCACGTGGTCAGGCCGATCCCGAACTCCTTCGCATGGAGCTTCGGCGTCTGGGCGTTTCGCATGCGGACAGCTTCACCGCTGCCCGGTTCCAGCCTGTGACGGCTCCGCCGGTTCAGGCAGCGCCATACCCTGGCGCGGTCATGAACCCGCTGGCTCCGCCAACGATCTCTGGAACGACGTTCTCCATCGACATCGCCCTTCAGGACCCTACTCGGGTCATCATACCCATGATCCTCGACCTGACAAGGCAGCGGTTCTTCGTGGACCGCGCGTTCACGTCAGCGGGAGGAGTCACGGGCGGCGCGGTCGTCTATGACCTCGTTGTGTATCCGGACCTCTACATGGACCGGGATGTGGAGCGCGTCGAGCCGGGATCTGAGTTCCCGATCGTCAGCTTCAGCAGGCGTGCCCCGGCTGCGGCGGTCGTGGAGAAGTGGGGTGGTAAGTTCTTCTTCACGGATGAGGCTCGGGATCGCAACTTGGTGACGGAGTTCACCAAGGCCATGCGGCAGCTCAGCAACACGATCGTCCGCAAGATCAACCAGCGTGGCGTCCAGATCTTGGAGTCGTGGATCACCGCAAACTCCAGATCTGTGGTGGGCGTCAGCTGGGGATCAGTCAACACGACGTATGCCAGCGGTTCGAACTGGCCGCTCTTCCCGGCACGGGACTTCGCCAAGGCGGATCTTGTCGCCGAGCAGGAAGAGATGGACATGGACTACAACCTCTGGATCATGAACCCCAACGAGATGTTCAACCTGGAGGGCATCTATGGCGACAAGCTCGCTGCGCTGCTCGACAGCTACGACATCGACATCTTCGTTACCAACCGTATGACTGCTGGTTCGGCATACGCGCTGGCGGAGGGGCAGGTCGGCGAGATGCGCGTCGAGGCACCGCTGTCCACGGAGACGTGGCGTGACCCCAACGGCAAGCAGCAGACCTGGATTCAGAGCTCGGTCCGTCCTCTGATGTACGCCAACAACATGTACGCTGTCCTCAAGTTCACCGGACTGACGTAGGGAGGGAGAGATGGCACAGAAGATCATCAAAGTGCGTCTCTTCACCTGGTTCGAGAACGTCGAGTCGCCCATCGACCCGAGTGAGGAAGTGCGTACAGAGCGGATCAGTCACTTCGGTGAAGATGTCGACATCAACGACGAGACCAGCGTGGCTCGTGGTGAGGAGCTCGACGCATTCTTCTCCGACGAAGACGCAGCAGCGATCCGTGATGGCACGTACGATGGACCGCAGGCTGCTTTGCTGGAGACGTTTGGCCAGCATCAGGCGGCCACCCAGGGCGTCGTTACGCCTGCTCTGGGTGAAGGGCCACAGACCTCAACCCTCAGCACCGACGAGCTTGCCGATTACATCGTCGAGAACAAGCTGAGTGTCAACGAGACTGTGGCGCTGGCAACTGAAGGAGACGCCGACAGCATTAACAAGGTATATGATGCTGAGGTTGCAGCTGCGCAGACGAAGGGTGTCGATCCGCGCAAAGGCGTCACGGATCGGCTTGATTCCATGCTCACCACGGCTACGAGCGAGGACTGAGCCGATGTCTGAAGAGCGGAGTCCGGTACTTGCATCCGCAGACCAGGTACTTGGCTCCGCTCTTCTTCTGGAAGGAGAATGATGGCTGGAGGAATTTACCACGGCAGGCTCGTCGCCGATGGCAACGGGAATCTGTTGGCTGATGAGGGTCCTGATTCTGGTCAACCTGTTGCCTACATCGAAGGCAGTTACGTCTTTCTGCAGCCAGGCGAGCCGTCGCACAATGATCGGCATCACGAACGGTTTGCAGAGATGTCTGGTACGCAGTCTGAAGACCCTGATGCTCCGGGTTATGCAGGCAGTAGCCCCGATGATGCTCCGGTAGGCATGGAGCATCACTGGGAGATCTCCGAAGACGATCCCAACTACGATCCGAACTCGCCAACTGGCGTTCGGCTGAGGTCGCTCCCGGATGCGCAATCGGCAAGGATCAGCGGCCACACGGAGGGATACAGTGGATAGCGCAATAGTACTGCCTGGCATCTGGATGCCGGAGAAGCCCAGGCTCATCGCGCCTACATCGCCGTGGGTCCCGACTCGTGTCGGGGCGGAGATGTTCTGGCAGGACTTTGACCTGCCGATCAAGAAGTACATCGACAAGTTGTTCAAGGGTGATCTGAAGGACAACGTTCTGATGATGGCAGGATCGCTCGCCAACTACAGCAGCAAGAAGATTCAGGATCTTCTGTTCGGCGCGACCGCCTACACCGCAGTTACGACAAACTACATCAACCTTTGGGCCAGTGCGCTGGACGACACGTTCAACGGCGGTACGACTGGCAAGTGCGCATACACGAGCTACGCAGCGTTGGCACTCACGAATAACACGACGATCTTCGCTGCTGGCACTGGTACGACGA